CTGCCGTAGCAGTTGTAGTTGCAACAACAAATTTATCTGCTGATTCATCAAACATGAATATAGCATTATCTCCTGTTGAACCTCTTTCCATAATAATACCAGTATCATTTGCATTTGAAGTGGCACCTGAATTTAATTCTAATAAACTATCTGAAACAGTTGTGTTTGTAGATGATACAGTTGTTGTAGTTCCGTTTACAGTTAAGTTACCAGCGATAGTAACATTATTTGGTAAACCAATCGTTATTGTATCACCACTTACTGAAGTATCTACTTCGTTTGTAGTACCTTGAATTTTTAATGTTTCACCTAAAGTAATTTGTGTAGATGTTGAAGATGTATCTACAAGTGTAAAACTAGAATTTGCAAGTTTACTATTTGCAATAGAACCTGCTAATTTATCGTTTGCAATAGAACCTGCTAATTGAGCATTTGTAATTGTACCTGTTAATGAAGATGTTGGATAATTAGTAGCGTCTGTTAAATCAAAAGCAGGTGTTGTATCAGAAGAACCAAGAGATACTGTAACTCCACCGAAGTTTACACTTGAATTACTTAATGAGCTATTACCTATATTTGATAAAGTATTTGAGCTGCCACTTATTGTTTTATTTGTAAGTGTTTTTGTTGTGCCTGAAAATAAAGTATCTACTTGTGATAATAATGCTCTACCCTCTGTGCCACCATCTGATATTAATAATTTATCGCCAGCGGCCAGTGTGGCACTTTCTAAATCAGTTGCACCATCTATATTTACAATCGCCTCAACATTACCAAACTCTAATGCTGAAGCACCTGAATTTACTTTTAATACTTGGCCAGCAGAACCAATAGATAGAGAAGCACCTAAACCACCATGTGTTAGGCCTATAAAATCTCCTGATTGAAACTCGGCAAGTCCAGTAGCAGTACTGCCACTAAAGACACCTCGTATTGGCGTTTTAACTGCCATCTATTACCTCTCTCGTATCTACTATTTATCTAAAATTGAAATAGAGTTGGGTCAGTATCAGTCAAATTTGAACCATCTGATAGTGTAAATGTGTGAGCATCCCCAAACGCCGTTCTATTATCAATTGTAGCATTAAATTCAAATCTTACATTAGGTGATGATAACCCACCAGCTGCTGTAAAAAATGGTACTTTTCTAATTACTTGTCCTGCACTACCTGTACCTTGTACTGCAAGTTTATTTCCGTCTTCATCTCTAGATTCAGCGGGTAATGTTACACCGTTTGCTGATACTGATACAGTACCAGTTCCGTCGGATGATATTGTTGCACCACCTAAGTTAATTGTATCGCCAGATAAAAATAAATCTGCAAATCTTTTACTTGCACTTCCTAAATTTCTTGTACCATTACCATCTGGTATTATATCTTCACCTACAGCGCTAAAGTCAGCACCACTAATTGTAACAATAGATGAACCATCTCTTACATATATTTTTTTATCAGCAACATTAACTGCAATTTCACCATCTACTAATTCTGAAGTATTAGGTACATCACCGACAGTCTCAAATCTTTTTATCTTAATTGCAACAGGCATTATACAGTACCTCCATCTAATTCATTTGTAAATTCAAATTTGCCTGTAGATGAATTGTATTGCATGATAGAATCATCTGCCAGACTTGATGTATCTACATCTGATAAATCTGCCAAGTTAGAAGCGCCACCACTTGATGTAACAAATTGTAATTTACCTGTTGAAGCATTATATGATAATACTTTACCATTACCTATAGCGCCAGTATCTACATCATCTAGTTTTAATAAATTGACTTCACCACCGCCACCAATAGACGCCATTTGTTTAATTACCATTTCTTTAAAGTGTCTAAATTCTTCTTTAATTTTTTCTAATTCAGATGGTTGTTCTGTAATTATAGGTGGTGCCATATGACTAGGACTATCTTTTGTAAACTTACTCATAGCGTCTGCAAGTAACTGAGCACTTGATTTTTCTTCTTGTACTTCTTCTATTTTTTCTTCTACTTTAGGTTTTGTAATTTGTTCTTCTAATGCATTTTCAAAACTAGAAAGTCTATCAAAGAAACTCTCTAATTCTAAATGTATTTTTCTTTCTTCTGGTTTAGGTGGAGTTACAGCGTCTTGTAAAGTTTTAGGTCTAGGTCTTGTAGTTGCACATATACCAAAAAACTCTGATAAGTCATTTAGTTCTATATTAACTTGTGGTTTTAATCTTTCTTCTCTCGCTTGTATTCGTGCCTGCTCTTCAGCTACTTTCTTTTTTTCTACTGCAACAGATTGGAAAAACTCTTGTAATTCATTCATTATATCTTTGTCACCTCTGGATGTACAGTAACAACACCATAATGAACCTTTTCAACAGTTGAATCTGATAATGTTAATTCTACATCATAAACATATCTACCTGCCTCAATAGAAGCAGTTGTTGTTTCTGATAATACTAATTTATATATACCACTTGAACCTGTAACTACACTTGCTGTAAATGTAGTTGCTGATGATGAATCAAAAGACTTTCTCATTTGTGCCTGTAATGTTAAACCTGAAATATCATAGGCAGTTGAACCATCAGTAGTAATTGTAAAGTTTTTACTAAATGTTGCCCCTTGGTCTAAACCAAAATTTTCTGCTGTTTTTTGTGTTACTGCCATTAGATGTCGTTCCTAAATGTTTTTAATTCTTCTTTATATTGACTTGTAAAATTCATCATTGAAGTCCATTGTAATTTTTTTTCTATTAATATATAATCATTACCTGGTTTAGGTGGAATAAATCCATCTCTTAATGAATCATAAGTATATCCTATTTCAGGCATATTAAATCTAAATGGTGTACCACCTAATTTGTGTTTATTAGACCAAGTATTAAATGAACATTGTTTCCATACAGTATTACTACCAAAAATACCTTTTAAATAATCTATACCTTTTTGTTCTACTTCAACAGATTTTTCTTTATCGCCATCATCAGCGTCTATATAAACATTTGCTGTTATAGCATTATCTACAAAGACAATATCCTCTACTAAACTATTTGAATCTATTTTTGCAAAATGTGCCATTATGATACCTGCATTGTTCCTGGTTGAGACCAGATTATTATTTTATAATCACCATCAGTTTTTACTTCTGGATTTCCTGTTACTATTACATTCGTATAATCTGTTGCTAACATTTTAATTGCACATGTTCCTGGTTTATTTACATTGTCGCCGTATCTAACTTCTTCGCCTGTTAGATTATCTATAACTAATGTTTCTTCACCACCCTTTGCAATAATATTACTATTATCCCAAATATTATTTCTTAAATGTTCAAAACCATAATCAGATGTTATTTGAGATTTTGTGTTATCACTTGCACTCCATGTAATTGATGAAGGACATCCTTTTATATTACCTGCACCTATTGAAATAGTCGTAATAGTTTTACATTTAATTCTTCCAAAGTTTTTTATCACTTGCCCACCGTGATTTAAATTACCACCACCTACAAGTATAAATTCTATATACACATGTTCTTTTGAACCTGTAATTGTTCCTTCATTGTGTGTAATTCTTGCTGGCATTATCCTTGTGTTCCATTTATTGTACCTGTATTAGATACTGAATAGTTTACTGAACCAGGTGAAGTTAATGAATTACCACCAGCACCTGCACTACCACCAGTTGCGGCCGGACTGTTTGAACCAGCAGAACCAGCTGCACCAGCAGCTCCGCCATCACCTCCAGCTGCACCACCAGGTGATGAACCAGAAGCGCCTGATGTGGCGTTTACAACACTTGATGTATCAAAACCAAAACCATTTCCACCTGCACCACCAGCACCACCTGGAGTAGAAGTTGTTACAGTTCGTGAACCACTACCTATGTTATATCTTTTAGTATGACTACCTGTTTGAGAGCCATCCCCTAATGGGTTACCTCTGTTGATTGTTCCTGTACCTGGAGGACTTGTTTGTGATAATGATGTAGTATTAGAACCACCAGCAGGACCGTAAATAGTACCACTATAAAACGCACCTGGTGATTGTTGGCCTCCACCAGCACCCCAATTCTGATTCCAACCTCTACCATTAGGATAAGAACCTGTATAATTAGTTGCCCCGAAATTTTCTGTATTTGATGAATTAGAACTAGCGCCACCAGCGCCACCGCCTCCGCCACCTCCGCCTCCGGAGACATTTCCAGAGTTGTTTAATGTAACACCATTTGCTTGAACAGAAATTGCAGCCCCACCTGCATTAGCGTTACCACCAGCTGCACCTGCACCACCAGCATTACCACCAGTGCCTCTTGAACCAGTAATAGTTCCTGCATTTTGAATATCTAATGTTCCTGCAAGATTTGAAGGAACAGTTAATGCAACATTATTACCATTAATTGCAATAGGGGCAGCTATAGTTAAAATTTTTGAAACAGCATTTGTAAATGTTGCTGGACTGGCAAATAAAGGTGCAACATCAATATCTGTACCTGCACTAGCGGCTACTGATACAGCATTACCTGCACCATAGAAATCACCTATGTCAATAGCACCTGATGTGGGTATATTATTATTTGTAGCAACATCATTAACATTGGCACCACCACGATAGTATTCTGATAATGAATCAGAACCACCGGCACTATCACCAAACTCGGTTACAATTTCTGATATTGCAAGGGGAGCTGGACTACTCTTTATCGGCATGTTGAAGTTCCTCTATCTTAGCATTTAATTCTTTTATTGCTTCAATAAGTACTCCAACCATGTTGCCATATGCAACAGACTTGATTTTATTTTCGTCCTTAGTTTCTCTTACCACCTCAGGAAGAAATGGTTCTACTTCTTGAGCAATTACACCAGTTTGTCTACCACCATTAATGTCTTTTCTATTGAAGAAAACACCTCTCATTCCTTGGACTCTTTCTAATGCATTGTCAATAGTGTTTATATCATCTTTAAGAATTACATCAGAGAAAGCAGTTACATCATTATTAAATGTAGCCGCACCTGCAGCCGACATATCTACAGTAAGTGCTGTAATTTCAGATGAAGCATCCATACCTTTTAGTATAAAATCTTTATCAGCTACGGCAGTTTTTAAAACAAAATCAGTTGATGAGTTTGTAATTCTACCAAATTCTGTACCGTCATCTTTAAATACTGTATCAGCACCACCGGCGTCAAGTGTAATATCACCTGAGCAGTCTAAAGTAATTGCTGAACCAGAAATACCATTAGAACCTAATGATAAATCACTTGATAAAGCTGCGCCCAAATCTGCAACCTGGAATGTTCCGTATGATACAACAAGAAGTACATCACTAACACTTGCACCACTTCCTAATACAATAGAAGTTCCGTTAGTAGCAGTAAAGTCAGCAGGTGCTAATCTAACACCATTTAAGTAAACATCTATTTTACCAGCAGTATATGCTAATGCTGTACTTGTATCATCTGTACTAAAAGTTGTTTGACCATCAGTTGCTGTAAAAACAAATTCGTTTCTAGTTGTTCCTTTTGATATGTCTCTACTTCTACTCATTGTTTGTTTCCTCGAATCTCATCTTTTAATTCTTTTATTGCCTGTATTAACAATCCGTGTATAGCGTCATACTCTACAGCTTTATATTTTTTGCCGTCTATTAACGCTAATTTTTTCTCATTTACTGCCTCTGGTAAAACTTTTTCTAATTCTTGTGCGATAATACCAGCAGATTTTTTACCATTGTGTCTTGTAAATGTATAACCTTTTATTTCATCTAGTTTATCTAATGCATTTGGTATAACTTCAATGTCTGATTTCAATGCAACATCTGATACAGTTGTTGAAAAACCTATAACATCACCATCTACATGTAAATCACCGTCATGTTCTATTCTAACTTGTTCTGTGGCAGTTCCTGCTTTCATAGTAAAGATATTTATATCACCATCTTCTGCACCATCTGATACATCAGTAGCAGTTGTTTTAATTTGTGAGTAAACAACATCTTGTGTGTTATCATTTCTACCTTTACCTGTTATTACTGCAAGAATATCATTGTCTGCCGGTGTGGCACTATTTTGATACAATACTAATCCAGCGCCTAAAGCGTCTGCATGTGTTGATTGTAAAGTAAGTGAAGCGTCAGCAGCTGTTGTTACAGTTGAAACTGCACCTGTTGAAGCAATAACAAATCTATCAGTACCACCTATTTTAATATCTACTTGGTCATCTGTACTTGCATGAATACTAGTATCAGCGTCAGCGTCTAGTATTAATTCTTGTCCATTAAAATCGAATGTAGTAGCAGTCAATGTGTAAATATCTGAACCACCGATTTTAATATCTATTTGGTCATCTGTGTCAGCAGTTAAACTTGTATCACCATCAACATCTAAGATTAATTCAGTACCATTTTGGTCATTTTGTATTAAACTTTCTGTTTGATATGCTAATACTGATAAGATATCATCAGCTGCGGCCGCACTTGACAATACAACACTTGTGCCGTTTGAAGCAGTAAAGTCTGTGCTGTCTAGTAATACACCGTTTAAAAATACATCAAAGTTTCCTGTTGAGTACGCAAGTGTATTTGATGAAGCGTCTGCACCACTAAATGTAGTTTGACCTGATGTAGCAGTATATTTAAATAATGTTCTATGAGCAGAAGAACCTGATTTTGAAATTGTTACCGTACCACTTGTAATAGCAGTTGAAATACCTGTGCCACCAGCAAATTTTAATGTTTCAGTTCCTAAAGTAATAACTTCAGATGTTGATGAATCATCAACAATTGTTAAATCAGAAGATACACTTGCTGTTGAAGCAGCCGTAATACGACCTTGAGCGTCTATTGTTAAAACAGGTATTGCACTACTAGAACCTACTGAACCGGCACTAACTGCCGTATTGTCTAGATTAATAGTTACTGTATCACCAGATATTGCTGATGTTGTTCCTGTTCCACCTGATATTTTTAATGTATCTGTTGCAAGTGAAATTGTTGCACTTGTTGAAGCGTCATCTACTAATGTTAAATCTGTTGAAATACTTGCTGTTGAAGCGGAAGTAATTTGTCCTTGAGCATTTACTGCTAATACTGGAATTGCTGTTGATGAACCATATGTTGTAGCTGAAACGCCAGTATTTGATAAGTTAAATGTAACTACATCACCTGATATAGCAGAGGCGATTCCTGTACCACCTGATAATTTTAAACTATCAGTTGCAAGTGTAATATCTACTGTGGTTGAAGAATCATCAACAAGTGTAATGTTTGTTGCGTTATACCTCGTTCTAAAGGTTTCTAAAGTATCAGTAGTTGCTACCGGTGTAAATGCCATTATTTTTTCTCTCTAAGTAATTTTTTAATCTCAAATAATTCTTGCTTTAGACTATTTATCTCTTTTATAGCGTCAGTTAGTGAATCTCTTTGCATTTCTCTTGCTTTTGCTCTTCGCATATATTCTTGATAATCTGCTTTGTTAGTATTTATAACTGCCTTAGAAATACTATCTCTAACAAAACCTGTATGACCTTGTACTTTTAATCTTGCCATTATAGTGCTAATGCAATACCTCTCATATCTTTAACTCTTGGCGGATATGCCTGATTACTACCTTTCATAACTATCTTAATTTGAAAAGCGTCAAATCCTGTTAGACCACTTGCCGTAAATTTGTATTCACTAAATGTTAAATCATTTGAAGCTGGTGTTACAGTTGTATCCTCTTCACCTGATGTATTAAAAGGTGTCCAAGATATATCTCTAACATTTCTAACTTCAGCAGATGTGGTTGTTCTAAAGTATAATTCTATTGATGAAGTAGACCTAACATTTGCTGATAATCTAATATCTAAAGCAGTTGATGTATTATCTAATACAACAGGTCTAGTTACATACATAGCATCCGAAGTTGAACCTTCATTAGTTGTGTCTGCAACAAAATCTGGATGATTAGATGATGTATGTTCATTAAATCTATTACTAATTGCAAATATACTCATTCTCTGTGTATCAATTACAGGAGATAAGTTTGCATTATCTGATGTTAAAGTACATTTAATTAATAGTGATTTTGCACCAGACATTTCGTTTGTTTCATTTATTTGACTTGCAATAACTTTAGGTGTTGTAAAGTATACATTATCGTTTGCAATAAAATTAATAGCGTCTGTTGCTGATGTTCTAGTAAATGATGTTTCAGAACCATTTATAGATGTACCAGATGTAGGTCTTATATTATATGACAATGCCGTTCCTGGAACAGTCATAGTTTGTAAATTAACATTAAATGCCTCATAAGCTTTGTTTTGTGTTACAACAACACTTGCACCACCAGCGTCTCCTGTTGCTGTTGCACTTGTACTATCTGTTGTAGTAATATCATAACTATCTAAAGTCATATTTGAAATTGATGTATGAGTTGCATTTATAGTTGCAGCCGGTATACCATTACATGCACTTGCACCACTAATTGTTACATTGTTTGTTCCGGCATGCATACCGTGATTTTTATGGAACACTCTAAATGTTTGTGAACCACTTGTTGTTCTAATAGGATTTGTACCTAATGTTCTTGTATCTACACTATCATTTGCAAGTGTAACAGTTGAAGTATTACCTGTTTCAAATACTGCCTTCTTAACAGTAAATTTCAAGTCTTCATTTTGGTCAGCAGTATATGTTGAACCATTTTGTGATTTAAATAAAACACCTGCATATGGTTGTCTAGATACAGTTCTTGTTCCGTCTAGAGTTGTTTGACCCATTCTACTTCCGTAAACTTGATATGTATTACACATTGCCATAACAACAAAACAATATTCTCTATTTTCTTCTAAATAAACTGGTGAATCAAAAGTAAATGTTGTAGCAGTTGTTCCGTCTGTACTTACATTTACTGAAGATGGATTTAAAGTTTTAGTACTAAATGGCACAATTCTAGGTGCTGGATAACCATTTACCATTTCTTGTATTTGTATTGTTACAGGTACCACACTATCTTTTGTGCCAAAGAATAAATCTACTGATGTTAAAAATACACCACCTACATCATCTACTAAGAATGATTGTGCAAGTGGGTCAACCCAACCAACAAATCTTCTTGTTTCTCTAGTTGATGTTCTTGTAATTTGTCTATCATCTGCAACACTTTCTCTTACGATACTAAATTCTCTAGTTGAGCCTTCACTATCTAAAATACCTCTTGCGATATAATCGCCTTCAGCAGCTGTTTCTACATCTTCTATAGTTCTACTATCAGTTGATGATGAAGTTAATCTAAATACTCTACGACCTGCACGCCATCTAGGATTGGCATCCACAGTTGGGTCAGGTAATGCAAATGTTCCTGATACTGCACCATTTGAATCTGTTACTAAGTTACCACCTAAACTACCACCTGAAGGTGTTATGTAAGTTGATATATCTACATTATCAAAGAATGGGAATACTCTAGTGTTAGGTTTCATTCTTGTTGCACTAAATGAAATACTTCTGTTTCTGATAAATGGTAGTATATTCATACTAACTACTCTATCGCCAAGTTCTTCTCTCATTTCAGCAGTAACAAGTCTAGTTCTTACACCAGTTCTGTTTTGTAATACTTGCGTAGAAGATGTTATAGTATCAACACTAAATTGTCTTCTACCTCTGTTTTCCCTTCTTCCTGCTCTTCTATTAACATCTACTGGCGTGCCTGTCCAGAAGTCTTGCCATTGATTCCATACAGTACCAAAAGGATTATCTAAAACATTAGAACCAGATATGTTTGCAGCCAATGTGTCAAACTGTCCTGTATCATTACTAATTATTTCAGGTAATCTTTCTGTTTCAAACCATTCATCACCTTGTGGTGTTAATGAAACAAAACCTGTCCATGTAAATATATCAAATGGATTTACAGGTATTAATTTAGTTGCAAATGGTTGAGTAATCTGTGCTGTTTCAGAATATGGCAATGTTAATAAATCACCTGTCTTCTGATAATTTGTTGAAGCTCTATCAGCGTCTACAATTGCTGTATCATCATCATCTCTTTCTATTAATGTAATTGCCTCTGTATGATGAGTAGGTCTTAGTTCGCCGTTTGCAAAGTCCATAGAACATTTATAATCAACATCTCCTACATTACCTATAGAATGACCTACAAAGTTATCTACAACAAATCCATTTTTGAATCTATCAAATCCTTCAGCGTCTTGTATTTGTAATGATTGTGCTGATTGTTCTAATAAACTTAGTTGTGTATAATACTCAACATTTTCAATTCGTTTTTCTAGTTTACCAATATCTCTCATGGTAAATCTTCTATTGTCAATTCGTTTAATATCTACTTCTTCAGGCGATAAAGTAAATGAAGGTATAAACAATGTGTATAAGTGAGTTGCATTTTCTAAGTCTTCTGGTTTTTGTGGTTCTAAATCAGATGTACCTTCTACTACTTTAAATGAACCTTCTTTATCTAAGAAAATTTTATCTATTCTATTTAAGAAAAATTCATGGTCAGTCGTAACATCACCGGCAAATTTTGCCATATCTATAACACTTGCACCTGAACCACTAAATTGTCTATCTTGTCCATCACCTGCATTAATAGTTGTAGCGTCATCTACTCTTGGTCTAAAGTCTAAACTATCTCTAAGTTCAAATTTTTCGCCTGTTGTATCTGATGTATAACTTGGTATTACTGAATAATCTACAACACCCTCATAAGAATCAACATCAAAGAAATCACCTGAACCATGTGAGAAGAAACTAAATGTAATTAATAATCTACCTGTAGGTGCTGATTTACCAGGTTTAAGTTTTAATCTTCCTATATCATAGAAGTTATCTCTTTGTCCTGTATCTAATTCGTATCTATCTGTAACATCTGTATCACTAGTTGTAGCGTTTGTACTAAAGTCAGCTGCCATATGTACACTTGCAATTTCAAATACATCTGCCTTGCCTATGTTTATACCACCTCTAGCAGTTGCAAGAGCAAGAGTTGTAATTTGTTTTGTTTGAGCAGTATTTAAAGTTTTTGTTTTAGATGATACTGTACTTCTTGTTACTGTTGCAATTATTTTTACAACATGAGAAGCAAAGTTTGCCCCAAAGTCAAATTTTAAAGTTGTAGTAGACGGTGCCGAAAATATAACAGCACCCTCATGGTTATTACCTGTTATACTTAGTACATCACCAGCGGCACCTGAACCACCTGAACCTGTTGATACAATTGAAACTATATAATCTGCCTCTGCAACACCACTAAATGTTTCGTTAGATGAACAAGTAATTGTAATATCACCATCTGATGATAATGTACCTGTAAATTGTCTTCTAACTTTTAATGATGTATCTACAACACCAGAGTTAGCAGTTGTTTTTAATGTCTTAGTAGTTTCATGAGGCAATTTCATTATTGCAATGTTTTTATTTGCACCTTGAAGTTTTGCTCTTGTTCTAGTTACAATACCTTTTGTTGTAACATCTGAACCACCGACATTAGCAGAAAGTTCTAATTGTGTATCTGATATAATTAAATCTACAACAGCAGTTGTATCTGTACCAGCGTCATCTATAAATGATATACTGTCACCTATTTTTAATTCGTTTGTAAATTTAGTTCCGAAACCTTGTACTGCATTACTAGAGTTTGCTACAGTAATTGTTCCTGTTAATGTTAATACATCACCATCTGCAACAGTTCTAACTGTATCAGCAGTATAAGTAGGTGAACCTGCCATAGAAATTTGTTTAACAGCAGAGAAGTCAAATACTTCAACACCTTTAAATCCAAAAGCGTCTGATTGAATACTACCTGAATTACCAGAAGTACCACCAGTTAATGTTTCGCCAGCAGAGAATACACCTTGAACATCTGATACAACACAAACTGTGTGTTGAACATTACCAGATATAGTTGTACTACCTAATGCATAAGTTGATGTACCATCATACAATTGAAAAGTTGAAGTAGTTGTATCTCTAACTGTAAATACTTTTGATGTAACAGTTGATGAATCAGAAGCAATTAATGTTCCTGAAAATAATACTTGCATACCATCTTCTAATCCGTGAGCTGATGAAGTTGTAACAACACCGGCATTAGTTGCACTTGAAATAGTTGCTGAATGATTTACACTTGCACTTTCAACAACAGCAGTAGCACTTGAAGAACCACCTGTAACTACTTCACCTGTTGTATATGAAACATTTTTTGCGACATGTAAATGAGTTAGCATTACAGTATCCATTAAGAAATGTTTATATGTAGCAGTAGTTAATGAGCTACTTGACATAATATCAGATGTATCTGTACCAGATGAATATTCAAATCCTCTAGATTTTGCACGACCAATTTGTTTAACAGATGAATTACCTGCTGTTAATATTGTGCCTCTTGAACCTGTATCTGCCTTGTGTAATAATACTTGTTTAAATGCCTCTGTTGTAGTACCTGATGATACTAAACCAACATCAGGTGAACCAAATACATTATTTACAACAACATGATTATCAACATCAAATCTAGTTGGAAATGCATTATTAGTATCAAAGTCTCTTGCTTTGTTTACATCTAAGAATGTAGTTCCTATATTTTCTAATTCATAACCTTTAACATATGCTTTACCAGGTCCTATACCTACTGCAAGTTTTGTAGTTGAAGCAGTTCCGCCTTGTGAAGTTGTAGCACCATCAGAGTAAATACCTCTATTATTACTTGCTAATACTGATTCTCTAATATCAATATCTAATCCTCTTACAACATAATCGCCAGATTCATCATAAGTTCTTCTAGCAAGATTATCTTCTAAGATATTATAATCAGTTGTTCTAACTTGATTTTGAATTTTACCTGCACTTAGTCTTAATAATTCTATAAAGTTTTCATCTTCTGTAGTTGTTAAAGTTTTCTTAGCAAGTGTTAATGCAATTTTAAATCTATGAGCACCAGGTGCATTTATATTTGATGAACCTGTTGCATTATCATTTAGTGATGAATCATCATTAGCAGTTACATAACTTTCTGTAACTGTTAAACCTACTCTATATGAAGGTGTATTTGTATACTTGTCTAAAACTACTCTTTGATTAGTTACATCAACATGAAATCCGTTTATATAATAAACACCTGCTTGTATTTCTGCAGCCGAACCTGTATGTGTACTTGTTACTACTGCCGATACAGCGGTTGAAGTTGAATCAACACCTGTAATAGTTTCACCATCTGAAAATGTTCTAGCAGTATTATTAGTGCCTGTTTTTAGATACTTAACATATAAAGTATTTGGGTCAGTACCATCTGTTACATCAGAGTTTACTACAATTGCCTGTACACCTGAAGTACCACCAGTTAAAACAGAACCCTCAAAAGTTGATAGTGTTGATGTGCCTGAAAATGAAGTTAATTTTACTGAATAATAATTTAAGTCATAACTAATTTCGCCAGGTATAACCATTGCACCATGTTCAAAGACATGGTCAGACAGATGTTCAATTTGATTCTGAAGAATCGTTTGTGATTGTGTTAGTTCTCTCGCCTGAACAGCAAATGCTGGTCTAAACAATATCCGATGAAAATTTTTAGATTTACTAAAATCATCAAAATATGGCGAGAGATTAAAGTCTGTTGGACTTGGCATAAATTATATCTCTCTAAAATTCAACAATTAATTTTATATTCTCGGTCTGGTCGGACGCCCTTGTTATTGGCGACCTATTTTCTTGATAAAGAACATCTGTGTCAGCGTCAATTTCACCAGAATTATAACCACTAGAAAATGCGATATTATCAACAGTCTGTGTTGATGTGTCTGGTGTACCAGCCGCACTTGATGATTGACCTGTAATTGCATTTGCACCACTAAAAGCAGTTAGATTACCATTACTATCTACGCCTTCATCATTAAATCTTGTTTGTATGTAATAAAGTATTTTATTTGTAGAATCATACTCTACTACTTTTCCGACAGCACCTGTACTTGCTTGATTTATTTCTTCATCTACTGTAAATGAACCAGGTGTGCCTGATAGTTTTACTGCCTTAGTACCTCTTAAAGTCGTTGCACTAGCAGCCGACCCTCCTGTTAATGGGTCTAATAATAATCCGACCCTTCTAAAATCGTTAGCAGTTGTAAAGTCGCCAGAGTTTGAAGATTCATCACCTGTAAAGTCTGTGTTCATCATTACAAAATGGCCACCTAATTCTTCTACTGCATTTGCCCCATGACCACCTTTTGGCGGAATAATTACATCTAATTCTGCACCTGATAAACTTGTTGCACCAGCAGATACAATATCTGCATTTCTAATATATGCAAAAGTGTAACCAGAACCAGCAGTTGTAACTGTAACTGCCGTAACAGCACCACCTGATACAGTTACACTTGCAACACCAGAAGAACCATCTCCTCGTATTGCAACACCTGTATGTGTGCCGTTTGCACCACCAGAACCAGCAGTTTTAATTAATACTGTGTCGATTGCACCATCAACAGCGGCTGATGATACAGTTGAATCTGTAGATACATGCATAAAGTCTGTTGATAAAAAGTTTGTTTGTTCTGAAGCAGTTAATGTATACATGTATTTCCACTTGTAAGAATCACCAGTTGTCAATATTGATGTTGATGTTCCTGTAGGTTCTACCGTAGAGGCAGAGTTGCCGTTGTTATCTATTACTTTATATACATTATTGTCTGAAGATAAAACATAAAATGTAGCGTCTGCCAATGAAGTCGCACCACTATTTGCCGATATAGTTGATGAAGATGACCCTTTGACATATTGACCATAATCGTGTCTGTACATATCATAAGTTGTACCTGTTGTCCAATTTCTTCTTGGTATTGCTCTAGATACATCTGAAGTTGTAATTCGTTTAGCTGCTATCACATCATCAAAAAAGTAAAATTCATCTGATACTGAATCTACTGGTGTTAATGGTGAAGCGTCTGTGCCTTCAAATTGTGTTCTACTGTCGCCTGCTGTTGATGTTGCGAAGGCTTGTGGGCGACCTATTGCCAAATAGTAAATATTTGGACTTGATTCTGAAAACGATTCCACAAAGTTAGCTGCATTGTGTAGTCGAAATTTGTTTGTTATAATTGCCGGCATGTTTTTATCCTCATAAACTTACTATTATTTATACAAGATTAATTATAGTTTATCCTAATTTCTGTCGGAAATGCAATATTAGTTCTTAATCTAGGATGTTCGATATCACCGAATACTATTGCCTCTCCGTCTATACTTGTGTTTTTTGTTCCATGAACACCTACTGTATCAAACATTCTATCTAATTCTGATATGTTCATACCTTGAATATATTTTCTTTCTGTAGAATCATTGCCTACTGCACCTG